CTTTTCTTTTTAGGTTTAAAAGCAGTCTTAGCTGATTGTTTTAAAGCTTTTGCAGAAACAGTGCCTTTGCCAGGTCGACTCGTTCCAGCTTTACGGCGTTTGTTCATGTTGTAGTAAAGTCCCTTTTTAACAGTTCTTCCATCTTTAGTTACATGAGTTCCTTTTTTAGCTTTGATAACAGAACCTTCTCTAGAACCTTTTGCCATACCACCACTTTTTCTTTTCATTGGATTATAACCTGTTACACTCTCTACAGTCGGATCTTTAGAACGACCCATTGGATTCATTCCACCGCCCATAGTTCCGCCCATACGTCTTTTGATAACACCTCTACCAATAAGGACGTCTTTTTTTGTTACTTTACCGTCTCCACTTAAATCTTTCATTTTCTTTTTCATTTAGTTAATCCTTTCGCCTTCTCAAAACTTCTCATTCCCGCTACGCCGAGCATTGAAGTGACAATTGCTAATAATGGCCCAGTTTCTATGGCAGGCGGTACAATATCTATACCTGAAAATTTTGCATACCATTCAATACATGGGGATAAGATGAACGCGAAAAATAAAGCTAGGGCTCCGCACCATCCTATAGCTGGTCGCCAGCCAGCAACGAATACGCTGCGATGGCTGGCTTCCTTTGCATTAACATCTAATTGTTTTTCCGCAAGCTTTTGTTGAATGCGTTGCATTATAATTTTTTTATCTAATTTCTCTTCTTCTGAGGTATGAATTGAATCGATTACGGAAGCAACTTGTTTAAGTGCTCCGTCTTTGCCTCCTAACAAACCTGAAAGTAGGCCAAAAGCCATTAAGCAGCTCCACCAGTTAATTGACCTATTACAATAATTACTATTATTGCAACGATAGCCGCTTTAATCCAGTCTTTCATCTTCCAATCCGACCACTCTTTGATGTGTGCCCATAGATCTTTTAGTAAGTTCATAGAACCTCCTTTTTTATTTAAAAAAATAAATTATCTTATTTTACGACTAAAATAAACCTTTGAATGCTACTTTTTTAATCTGTACCTTACTACGTTGACCTTTTGGCCCAGCACCTAAGTTTTGTTTTACTTTAGGTCCTTCCATAGTAGCGCTATAAACATCTGCAATTGCAGTTTTATTTACATGAGGCCCTGCATAAGGGTTCATATCTTTTGAAACTGTCATCTTAGCATTTGGATACATTGATCCGTTTATGTATTTTGGTTTTGGATTATTTAAACTCATTTTGCTTTCCCCATTCCACGTTTTGCTATTCCGCCGCCTCTAGCCTTCATTGTCTTTGGCGGGCTTTTTTTACTTCTCATGTATTCGTCATAGCGGTTAATATCTTTTTTAGGTTTTTTTGTTCTTCTTTGTTTTAACAACCTTTTTAAATCGTCTACATTTAATCTTTTAGATGGTGTGCGTTTTTTTAAGGCGTCTAATAATTTTTTCTTTACTGGACCACCGTCTTTTCTTTTTAGTTCTCCAACAATTCTATTTTTTTCTGCTTTAAGGTTCTTTTTACCTTTTCTTGTGTAAGCTTTTTCGGCATCTACTCTGCCTAGCTCTTCTAATCTGTTCATTCTGCGAGTGTTTGCCATAATATCTCCTAGTGAATAGTTGGTTTAAATATTTCAACAAAGTCAAAAATGCCTTTATCGAGTAATTCTTGCCCTTCTCTTGGTCCTAACTCTTGAAAGTATAAAACTTTAGCCATGCTCATCATAGCGCCTGCCAAAAGTACACTATCCTCAGATGTTTTGGAAGACTTTTCTACCATTTCCATTAAAGAAATAAAAAACTCTTCAAGTTTAAGGTCTGCATTAGTCTTCGAAATTAACATCTTTTTGTATTTTCTCTTTTCTTGGCGTATTTGCCTTTTCTAAATTAACATTTGCTCTTAATTGAGCAATATCTTCCTGAGAATCTATCTTATCTTGTGTTAAATCCGCTGTTTGTTGTAATTTTGCTTGGTCTAAACCTAAACGAACTTCGTCATAGTTCTTTTTACGCTCATTATCCATTGCTTTTAGGTTAATTTCTTGTTGTTTTAACTCAATCAACGGATCAGCGTTTTCAGATTCTAAATATTCTTGTTCTTCAGCTATCATTTCCTCTGTCATCTCTACAATTTTCTCTGCTGTTCTTGCTTCTATAATTTCTTGGAACTGCATTTGAATTTCTTGAGGTAATTGACCGCCATATTGAGCAGATTGTTGCTCAATTGCTTCTCTGTTTTCTTCTTCTACTTCTTCTCTAGCTTGCAACGCCACATGTTCCATTACATGCGACTCTAATAACATTAAAGTTTGCATATTATTTTTAACTAAAAATGATGACATCATTGCTTGGTGAGCATCGATGTGAGCCATATGGTTTTGACCTCTAAATGCTCTTAATGCTTGACCCATTAACGCTTTAGAATTTTCTATACCTGGATCTAAAGGTTGTGGTTGTTGAGGTGTTGGCAAAATAGAAACAATATCTTTTACACCAAGTGCTTCGTACATTCTTCTGTACGCTTCATACATATTATGAGAAGCAGGATCAGCTTGTGCTAATTGTAATTGTGTTTGTGCCAACGTAACACGTTGAGACATAGAAAATATATTTGGATCAGAAACTGGAATAACATCTATTCTGTCATCAAAGTCCTGTTGTTTAACCATTTCAAAACCTTGCTGACCAGATGGTTTGTAAGGATATGTAGGAGATAAAGATTCTTTAAATATATTTGATAAAATATTAAACTCTACTTTTTGTGCGTAGTGTAGTCTTTTATGAATAGCACTCATTACTCGTGTGCCTCTTTCCATAACAGCCATTGTTGTTCCAACAGGAGCACCAGCTCCTCCAGCATCACCTATTTTTTGATCAGCTACTGTTGCAAAACGAGTTCCTGCTTCTACAACAAAACCTAATAATTGAAATAATGTTTGACTTGGTTCTTTGTAAGGTAAAGGCATAAGTCCTTCACGTAAACTTCCACCAGGTGCATCTACATCCCTGAACTCTCCTGGTTGGAGGGGAGAATCGTCGTCTTTAACTCGCAATCCACGAGCCTTGAAACCCGCAGGGAGATTGGACAGTGTACCTGCATCAAGAAGTTGTCTAAGTGCTGCCGTGGCAGTTCGGGAGAGACCCCCGAGCATGTGGATAAGACCAAAGCCATAAAAACCCATGCCAGGCAAAAACTTATAGTGGACAAAATATTTGTTTTTCTTTTTAAGCGGATCATCTTCTTTGTAGTTTCTATAGATAGAAAGAACTTGTGTTGATCCTTCGTCAATAGTTACGATATACGGAACTTTAATTCCATCGTCACTATCTATTCCTTCAATGTTTAAATCAATATGCATTTCAAATAAAGTATATTCATCTTCCATGCCTGTATCTTGAATACCTTCAATCTGTCTTTCTTTTTCCGTAACTCTATCTTCGTTGTCTAATGATTGTACGTTAACATCACGATAGAAACCTCCTACTTGTTGTTTACGAATTTCATTCTCGTTCATCTTAACGATATGAGTAATTCTTTCTGTAGAATATAAATCAGTAGCTGTATAAGGAACTAATAAATCATCAGCGGATACAAACTTAGAAACTGCTCGTTGTAATACATCATCATAATAAACTTTTTTAAATGCTGAACCTGCAAGAGGTAAATGAAATAGCATTTGATCTAGTTCAGGATCATACTCTTCCATAACGTGCATAATTTGATAATTCATAAATTCTTTTACACGTTCTGCTTGTTCTTCTTTTGCAGGATCTATCTTACCCATGACCTGTGTATTAACAGGACCTCCTGCTGGTAATAATTCTCTGTATGCTTGTGCTTGAAACTGCGTTACCGATTCCGCTAACATCGGATGTGTAACACTACTTGCTCCTTGAAAAGGTTGCGTTCTATCTCTGTATTTAAAACCTAAAAGATCTAATCCTTTACGATATGTTTCTGACCATTCTTTTCTTGATGACTTATCGTTTTCTACCTTCTCCATTAACTCAGAAGAAAGCTTACCTAATTCTTTTTCGTCTAATACTTCTGCAATGTTTGTATTAAAATCAACTTGTATATCTTCTACTTGATCACCAACAATAGCAGAGCCATCTTCTAATATTTCTACGTCGTCAGTTATTTCAAATCCGTTTATATCAACAGGAATAGTACCTTTATCAAAATCTTGTGGTTCAGGTGAAATCGGGTTTTGTATTTTCTTGTCTATATTATCAATCGCCATAAGCTCCTACTATTTCTTCGTCTCCAACATAACCACCAGAGGCCATGTACGCCTTAAATGCCTCTGCCATAGAAGGCGTCAATTCTACACCAAAACTAGGTGCTGTGTCAAACTGCTTAGTTCTATCTACCTTGATTTTCATACCTTCAAGTAATAAATCATTAGCAATAGCATCAGCTTGTCTTGCTGTATCGCCAGTTCCTAAAATTTCTCCTGTTTCTTTGTTAACAACATTCCATACATCTTTTGCATCGTCTCCTATTTTTACAGGTAATACTTCTACTTTCACATTGTTTTCTTTTGCAATACGTTTCAATGTTTTCTCCATAGACGACGTAAAGTGTTTACCACCTTCTGTTACTACATCAGTTCCTGGACCACCATAAAACTCATACATACCTACGCCTGGATATTGTGAGTTAGGTATATCACCTTCCATACCATTTCTTACCCACCTCTCTAGTCTTTCTTTTTTGTCTGCTATCCTGTCTGCTTGCGGTGTTCGTGTTGACCCTTCGTGACCATATCTTTTTGTTACTAAGTTAGCAGGTGTAATGGCATAAAAATCTGTAGCGTTTGGATCTTTTAAAACAAACTTACGATACGCTGCTTCGTAAATATCTCTTTTAATAGATGCATCTGCCCATTGATCTCTTAATTTAAATGGTAGGTTAGGAAACAGTTGTTTATTTAATTCTAAATTAAATTTATCTACTAGGTTATCTAGAATAGCTGTTTGTTCTGCTTGTACGCCTTTTGCTGCTGTTAACATTTCGTCTGTAATTTCAGGAACAGGTGTTCTTGATAGTTCTCGTAATTGATTTTGTAAGGCTACTAACTTATCGTATTCTACTTTAAGAGCGGACGCACTTGGCATACTTTCTCTAAAGACACTTCCTTTGTCTTTAAAATATTTCATCATATCTTTTTGTAGGTCGTTTTGAATTTGATCAAACGGTATGTTTTGATCTGCCATATGGCGCATCTTTGCTGCTAACTTTCCTGCTACTCGTTGAGAAGCTTGAAAAATATCTGATTGTATTTCATCCGCAAACGTTGTTGTCTTTCCTGTAAACGCTCCTCCTAGTTCACGGTCCGAGAGCCGTGACCACGCAATAACGTATGGTTCTTTAAAGCTATGTGTACTAACACTAGATGGTAAGTTTCCTGTGTCCCCGCGTAAGTCTTTAGGATCAACATACAACACACGTTCTCTGTCTGTATTAGGTATGGCGCCTCTTTCTTTGTAACCTGAATAATTTAGTGATCTCATTTCGCCGTCAAGAGTATCTGACAAGAAGCCGTAGCCTCCTGATTTAACATTCCTGATTGGCGACTCACGGACCACGCCTAGTAACATTTCTCTAGTGATTGGTTGACCCATGCCCTCTAGTTTTTCTAGCATTGGTTTTATTTCCGAATCAATAACTTCTACTTTTCCAATTCCTCTTGCGTTTAAGAAATCATAAACCTCTTTAGAACTGTTGTACACTTTAGGTCCACGCTCTAACTCTGCTTCCATTTGATGATAGAAAATTTGTCCTGGTTCTGAACGCGTCAATGGTGTAACGTTTTCTACGACGTCATCAACAATAGCAACATCAGTTCCTGTTCTTGGTGTATTATTACCAGGCAATATATTATCCATTGCCATTTTAAATCTCTCTTTACCTTGCTTAACCCATTTCGGTACATTACCTACTACCTTGTTAAGATTTAAAGCTACTTCAATAGGTTCATTACCACCTCGTTCTGCTTCTTCAAAAATATCTAAATCGTCAAAACCTTCATAAGCTGGGCCTAAATCTAAATCTTGTATGTCTATTTCTTCTTCTAATCCTGTCTGCATAGACTCGGCAAACGGACCAGGTGTAACATCACCGCCGTAAGCAAAACCAGTAGTATTAGGAATAGATCCAACTTCTAAATAATCTCCTATTAATCCTCCATCTGCTTTATTTAAAATTGGATTTTGTGATTTACCTAAATCTTCTTGTTCTTTACGTGCTTTATCTGCTGCAGCATCTTTATCTGCTTGAGCTGCATCTATATCCGCAAGAATTTGATTTCTTCTATTTTCCTCAATATCTTCTTCAGAATTTAAACTATAATACCCTGCTGAAAAAGCTGCGCCTGGTATACCTATATTCAAAGCACCTTTTAAAACTTTAGTTATTTTGCTTACAGGTAGTTTAGATAATTTAAATAATTGATAAGGGGTAAAAGTTAATGCTATTTCAGCTGCTGTTAACCCTAATGTTCTAGCAGCTCCTACTATTTTTCCTGGTACATCATCTGCTGTAATTGTAACAGGTACTCCGTCTTCTGTGAAATAACCACTTAATGGAATTGTGGTGTCATCATCATCAGTAAACATATTTTCAAAAGCTCCTCCAAGATCTTCTCCAAATAAAAAATTAAATGTATCTAAAGGTGCTGTTACTATGTTTCCATATTTGTCAAAACCATCAAGTTTAACACTTTGAATCTGATTAGCTTTTTCCTCATTACCTTCTGAACGTGCTAGATCTGCGGCTATATCAAGCATTTCATTTGTTTCGTCCATTTTTGTTCTTATAGAATCTGCAATGTTTCCAGGAGTTTTTAACATTTTACCTATGGCCATTGGAACTACTCTCAATGGATTACCTCCTAAATCATCTTCTACAAAATCCTGTAAGGACTCATCCATTTTTGTAATACCTGTATAGTCTTCAAACTGTTTCTTTTTATCGGATAAATAATCTAAAATTCCTGTTTCTTCATCGACCATGGGTTCTTCTATCACATTCTCTCCTACCATGCCACCCTTGGCTAAAGGTTCTACAGGAAAAGGTTCTGGTGTTTCACCGCCTATAACAAACGTATCATCAATAGTGTCAACTAATCCTTCTGCTTCACCAACTCCTTTAAATTTTCTGTTAGGTAATATTACCTCATGACGAATACCTCTTTCTATCATTTCCGATATTACTCTATCTACTGCAGGAAGATTATCTTCTCGTATAGCTGCTTGTAGTTGTCTGCCTAATTCCAAAGCTTTTTTATTTTTAGCTCGTGTTTCAGGTTCTACTTTTGATAAATCAAAGGCACCTATTTTTCCTGTTTCAGCATTTAAACGTGCATGGCCCATTGTTAACATATCATCTGCTACTTCTTCACTAAAAAATGATACAGGTTCTAATCCTTGCGACACTCTTTCCCCATTTATCTCTGCTAATCTTTTTTTGTTAATTGCCTGTATATTTTCAAACATTTCTTGATAAGCCTGTCCTTCAGGGGTATTAAATGCTAACTCTGTATCTTCTACAAATCTAAAACCCTCTTCAATTTGCTGCGGGGTATAGCCTTGTTTTTTACCAACACCATAAGCGTCTCCCATGTAATCAGAAAAAGCTTGTGCTAGTCTATTACGAACAGGTGATTGAGGATTTCCACCGTATTTTAATGAAAGCATTCTATTAAATTCTCTTCTAGCTTTATCTAAACTTGTTCTATTTTTACCGACAGGAGATAAATTTTTATTCGTTCCAAATCCAGTTCTTCTTAGTTTACCTAATGTGCTTGGTGATATTTGACCTTGTAAATTTAAATCTTCAATAACTTGCGGAGTGCTTAATGTTTTCCATTTATCATTATCTAAAAGATAGTTTTTCACTAATTCTTTTGTTTCTTCTGGTACAAACCTAGGTCTATATTCATAAAGACCTTTTTTATTTAATTTTTCTTTTATTCGATCTATTTTAGAAGGATCTGCTAAATCAGGATTTTGAATAAAAAAGTCATCTATATAACCGTCTGTAATTTTTTCCTGTTGTCTTCTACTTTCATATATCATGTCTCGTAGTTTTTGAACTTGTTCTAAATCTTTTTCAGTTCTTTTGTAATTTCCTGTTCCTGTTAAACCTGATTTTAAAGTTTCTGGTTTTACATAACCTATTATTTTTCCTCCTTCATCTCGTCTTGCTACTCTACCATACTTATCTATGTTACCTGTTGGAGTTATTTTATGTGAAATAGGAATTCCATCTTTGTCTAATTCTATTTTAAGTTTATTATTTTTTGTAAAACTAGGATCTTTTAATTTCCATCTCCCTCCTCTTTTTGTTTTATCAAGATATAATAAATCTATAGGAAAAAATTGTTGAGAACCAGATCCTGCACGGCGATACCCTCTATCTTTTGCTATTTGTGTTATTCTTCTATTTTTTGCAAAAGGTGTTTTTGCTGATTTTATAAAACCACCTACATTATCAAAAACTGTTTCAATACCTTCTCTTACAAAAGGTGTTGCTTTTTCTATAACTTTATTAACATTAACCATTATTTAGCCATAGTATTCTCTTTGTGGTTCTATTAACGAAGGCTCATCCTGATAGTCAGAATCCAACTGAATAAAGTTCCCTTGTCTAAATCGCATCAAAGCTT